CTAACACCGCTTAATGCCTTTTTTATAGTGTCCCATATAGTTTTTAAATACTGCACAAACTTCGCAAAGATATCTTTCACATTCTGCCAAGCAGCTTCCCAATTCCCCACGAATACGTTTTTGATAAAGTCAATCATTGACTTAAAAATCTCAACCGCGATACCGACAGCTTTAGTAATACCTTCAAATAACGGTGTTAAAATGCCTAACGCTTTTGCTAATCGCTCTTGAATCAATGCCACAAGCGGAGGCAATATCCAGTTAATCAAATCCATTAAAGGCTCGAGGAATAACATTAAAACATCTATCAGCGGCTGTAATAAGTCAAGGATAGGCTGTAATATCGGTAAGAACGCATTTAACAAGGTTATAAACACCGGTAACAGTGCCTGCACAATTTCAATTATCGGTGGTAACAGCATTTCGAGAAGCTGTACTAAAATCGGAAGTATTACAGCTGCTATTTCTGCTATAGGCGGGATGAGCGTTTCAATTAGTGTAAATATAATCGGCAGTAATTTTTCTGCAAGTGACACAAGCGGTGGAAGCATTTTTTCAAGTAACATCATCACAACAGGAGCAATCATATCAAACAAAGCCTGTATTTTAGGCATTCCGGCTATTATGTATTCTGCGACTTGCTGGATTATGGGAAACAGAGAAGTTCCCAAGTCCGTAACAACGGCTGACATTGATTTTTTCAAATCGTCAATTGTGTCACCGAGTATTACTCCGGCATTTACAGCATCGTCTGAAAATACAAGCCCCAGCTCATGTGCGCGCTGCCGTAGCTCTTCCATGCTCTGCGCACCGCCATTTAATAACGGCGCAAGCTCTGTTGCGGATTTGCCGAGGAGATCGCTCGCTATCGCATTTCTCTGCGTTTCGTTTTCCATGCCTTGAAGCGCCGCGATAACATCAAAGAAAACTTCTTCTTGACTGCGTAATTGCCCTTCGCTATCTGAAACAGAAACGCCTAACTTTTCAAAAAGCTTTGCCTGATTATTTAACTCTGCCGCCATAGGCTCTGATAATGCTGTGACTTGCTTCTGTATATAAGTGTAAGAGTTCTGTGCAGCTGTTAAATCTATTTGCGCGTTTTCTGCTTTAAGGCAAGCGTTCTGATAACTAACGAGAGCCTTTTCTGCCTTCGCGGAATCATCAGAAGCAAGCGCCGCATTATAATCTGCAAGAGCCTTTTCAGCGTTGTTCTGCGCCATCGTGACAGCGTTTTGAGACTTCTCTACTTTAGTTTGAGCAGCGATTAGTTTCTGCTGTGCTTTTTCAAGTGCGGCATAATCGACAGAAGCTCCACTTGCTGATTCCGAGGCGGAATCCATAGCATTGACAAGAGTTTTCATGCCGCTTTGCAGAATATTTACATCAATTCCGTTCTGCCCTAATATATAATCAAGCTCCTGATAAGCTTCTTTTGACACACCGATTTTTTGCGACATTTTATCGATAGTGTCCATTGATGCGGCGGATTCTGTTGTAAGTTTAACAACACCTGCTACGGCGGTTGTGGCGGCTCCGGTTATAGCGGCTCCCCAAGCTCCCGCAGTCTTTACACCACTTACAAACTTTTCACCAAGATTAGATGCGTGTTCGTCTGTTTTTGCGATACTTTTATTCGCTTCGTCATTATCGACAAATATTGAGCCGACAAGTTTGAATATTTCAAGTGGCAAGTTTTTACCTCCTTCCGCCCTTTAATTGATTTTCAATTTCTCGCGCTTCTGCAAGGATTTCTTCTTCAGAGCGGCGGTCAATGTTTTTACCGGTTAAGATATTACATATTTCATCAAAGCTTTTAACTTCTTTTTGTGCAAAAAGCATAAACGGAAGAGCCGCACAATATTCGGCGTGGTATCGCTCTTTCATTTCTTCCTGCTTCGCTTTTATAATTAGCTCGCAGCCCTCGACAAAATCGAGAGAGAATATATAATCAACAGTTCCGTATCTGTGCAGCAGCAGGTCATAAAGCTCTGTTACTTCAATGCTGCTGCAGACTTGAAAAAACCGGCAAGATTGTTTTCACTGGCAAGCTGTTTTATAAGGTCAAAAAATACCGATATTTCGAGGTCTTCTACTTCCTGCGCTGTCATTTCAAAGGGTCCGGCAAGGAATTTATAAAGCTCCTTTTCGCCGTTCACTTCGGTCGCCTTGTCAAAAATGTTATATATTAATTCAAAGCCTTTATCCCATGCTTCTTTTATGTTATCTGCTTTTTTTGTGATACTTTCAATTTCGCTTTTTATACCTATTGCTTTCAAGCAACGGCAAAAAGCCGGTATATCTGATGTTTTTAATTTACGCATTTTTCTTCTCCTGTTTTAAAAATTAAGCAGGCGGTTTTTACGCCGCCTGCTTTTTGTTTATTATACCACAGTAACGATTATCGAAACTGCGCCGGTAACTCTTGAGCCGGGAATTTCTATCAAGCCGGTATTTACATCGTATAAGAACTCTCCAAGCTTGAGGTCTGTTTCGCCGCATGTTACGGTTACAGCCTCCACTGCTGGGAATGTCAAATCTTTTGTTTTAACTATCTGAACACGAACACCGCGCCCAATGACTGAATATGTGTCGCCGGAGAATGTGTAACCGCCCAAGGAATTCTCGGTCAGAGTAATCGGTGTTCCTGTTACCGCCGTCATGCCGTTATAGATATCTGCCATGCGCACGATAAACTGTAAGTTCTTCATGTTTAGAGTGCAGACGGAACGCTCTATGTTTATTCTGCCCTTAACGGGACCGGGATCGCCGTCTGCGTTTATCTCGCGGTATTCGCGCTCTACCTTAAAAGCACCACCTCCGCGGGTAAGTCCTACTGCTGTTGCTGTTGCAGAACTGGCACCGATATAAAATACGCCGGTACCGAGAACGATTTCAGGCGCGCCGGCAGATATACCGTCTTCTGCGGTTACTACCCACGGCTCTGCGGTTACGCCTGCCGCGAGGTCTGCATCGTTGTAACAACCGGTAAAGGTGATATCTGCGACAGTGTCGTTTTTCTCTGCGAAAGTCCATTCTATATTACCCATGTTAATAGCGGGGTCTATTTCGATTGTTACCGATTTGCCGCCTTTTGTTTTGCCTACCCACTTTATATATTTATAGTCAGCGGCGGCAATAGTTCTGTTGCCTGTAAAAGTGCTGTTTGCCATTTAGTTACCTCCTGTTATTTTTCGTAAGATTGAATATAAAAAGTTAATTCTATGTGCTGTATGTTGTAATCGTCACTGTCGATGTAAATCCTTGAATTGCGGTAAATTGTTGGTAAGATGTTGGTCTGCGGAAGATTTTTAGCATTAAATAAAGCCTCTATACTGTCTGCTATACTCTCAATTGTTTTTTGATTTGTGCCCATGTCGTAAATATCAACTGTCAGCATAATATCGTCACGCGCTATATCCGAAAGGTCAACAGAACGAAAAGAAAACACCTTATAAGGGAAAGCGGCGTTGTCGACAGCCTTACGATAGTATGTTCCGCCGGTAGTCGTGCCAAGCTGTGTTACTATTAACTTTTTTAAGTCTGTTGTTTTACTCAATCGTCTTCACCGCCTCCCTGATATTCTCCCTCGTCAATTTTGTTAAGTGCTTCTGCTTCGCTTTCAAGTGCCGATAAGTATTTACTTTCAATCTCGACAATTGTAGGTATGTTGTCATAAACTGAATTTCTCAACACGCCTTTTTTAGGCTGTGTTGCAATACCCTTCCCGCCTTTTCCTACTCTTGTCGCGCTGCCGAGTTCCTGCGCCACCCCGTACCAGGTGTCATGTTTTATACCGACTTGTAAATCGCCTTCCTTTTTGCGTACCCAGTACTGGAAGGCAGAAGTTTTACCGCGAACACGTTTAGATTTCGCCATGCCTGGAAGCTTCATTGCCGCGCTATTAGCCGTCCTGCTGATATATCTTCCAACGTCCCGCAAAGCGGCTCTTGTAAGCTCTGTAATAAGATAGCTTGCTTTGTCTACACTGGAAGTATATGTTACTCCGCTTTTTGAGAACTTGACGACAGACTTCGGCAGGCTCATTCTGTGCCGCCTTCCGGTTCAGGCTCAGGTGTGGGTGTGCCGCCTTCCGGTTCAGGCTCAGGTGTGGGTGTGCCGCCTTCCGGTTCAGGCTCAGGTGTGGGCGCGACATAAACCGGCGCATTGACTTCCGTGTAACAGGTGATTTCAAGCCCTGTGCCTGTCCGGTATGTGCGCAAAACACGATATCGAACAGAATTAAAAATTACAATCTGCTCATTGCTATAGTCTAAGTTGTCAGCAATCTTAAATTTTATTTCCGGCTTTAAACCAACGGCATGAGCTTCGTAAAACTCTTTCATGCCGATTGAAGCAACGTCGCAAAATATATTTCTTGTGCTTTCTTCAACTACCTGATCGCCTTCTGTATCTATAGTCGTTTTCTGCGCAACAAGAGTTATTATGTCGTTCATACTGTCGCCTCGTCTTCTGCAGCACCATAATCAGTCGCCATCATCAGTGTGCCTTTTTGTGCGTCGTATGCGCCCCAATATGCCGCTGCTTTGGTTACGTCATCCGTCATATATGCGCGACACCATAATTTCAAGGCGCTGATTATAATCGGATCTGTTTCAACCGCGCTTGCGCCGTCAACGCCCACTATGTTTAAATCCTTAAGGCAGGCATCCACCTGGGCAGATATTTCTGTGTCAAGCTCCGAGTGTGATATTCTAAGCGACTTTTTTATTGCGGCAATTGTTGTTTCTCTTAGTGTAGGCTCTGCCATAGGTGGACCCTCCCTCAATCAATAATTAATATTATGTTTTGCTGGCAATGGTAAGAGCGACAAAGCCGTTTTTAACAACAACATCGCCGCCGATGTCAACAGAGCCGCGAATTGCGGTCAATCTCTTGTCGAAGGCAAAATCATCACTTACGCGGATTTCATAATCGCTGAAAAGGTCAAGCTCAAAGTTTTTAGGCTGTCCGTAAAACATTGTAGGTTTTGCGGAAGCTCCCTGTGCTGTGCCGCTGCAAGCGGTAAGCCCGGAAACGATACAATACTTAACGGCAAGTCCACCGTCTTTTATTGTACCCGTGTTCGGATTGGCTGTGTCAGGAGTGATTTCATAAACCGCGCCCTTTTCGTTTGTGCCGCGAACATCGCCAAAAGCAAGCAAGTCTGTCTTGTTCAGGAAAAGAACGGCGTTTCCGACAACGGATTC